GGTACTACAGAAGAGCGTATAGCGCTTGTGTTAGAAGCATTTCATAAATATTTATAATAAATGTAAACTTAAACAATAATGAAAGTATCTCAATTAAAAGAAAACATCCGTAATATAGTTCGTAAAAAACTTAGTGAAGCTACTATTGATGTTCCTAACCCCGCAACTTTAACCCAACAAACAAAACAACAACTTATCAATAAAGCCAGAAACTCAACTAAAAATCTTAAAATAGGCACAGAAGTTGACCCGGCTGAATTTATTGAAGAAGCAGGAAAATATACTGTTGCCGTTATTGATAAAATGAGTCGTGCTGAACTAATTGATTTTTTAGGTTTAACTAGAGAAGAAGCCAGAAACTGGTCAGATAAACAATTATACGGAGCTGCTAGAAACTTAACAGATGATGAAGAAACACCAATGGGTGAAGCTGATTATATAGATAATGATGATATAATACATGAAGATGATAATAATCCTACTTTTAAAGATTATGATAGTGTTTATGAAGTAGAAAAGACAGATGGTTTTAACGCCAACGTTGCTCCTGGTTCTGTTTATCAATTAAGTGTTGAACCACATCCAACAAGACCAAATTTAATAATTTTATCTCAAGATAACGGACAAAAAGTTGTAGTTCATGTTGACGAAATTAACAGTCTAATTAATATACTAAAAGAATTAGACTAATGAAATTAACTAAACAAGATATAATATTAATAATAATAGCCGTATTATGTTTGTATAATGTTTTTTATACAAGCCGTATTAAAACGGATATAAAGGGATATAAAGATAAGATTGAAAGCATACAAACTAATATAGATTCTGCAAAGACTATAAACTCAAAAATCGACTTTAAAATCGATTCAGTACATCAAAAGGTTACTACTATTACAAAAGAAGTACATCATATAGATAATACTATAACCATTGTAAAACAAAAAACAAATGAAAAAATTAATACTATTAACAAGTTTTCTAATCCTGAGCTGGAATACTTTTTCACAAACCGCTACAACCCAGCCCTTAACGGTAGTAAAGACTGATACAACACAAGTTTGTTTGCCAACTCCAATAGCCAGACAAGTGGCTAAGGATTTAATTCGTTTGGATGGTTATAAGGAAGAGGTGAAACTTTTAGAAACTAAAATAGATAGATTAAATGATGTTTCTTTAATAAAAGATGCTATGATGGAAATGCATGAAGAAAAGGATATTAACAACCAGTACATTATTAAGCAACTAGAACTTCAAGTAGGTCAATATGATAAACTTTCTAATGATTTACGTAAGGAATTAAAACAGCAAAGGGTAAAGTCTTTTCTATGGAAGGTCGGAACATTTGCAGGAATACTTACTTCAAGTTATCTCCTCATAAAATAATACATACATAATAAGTTGCTTAAAGGTTTGGCTCATTCAAGTTAAACCTTTTTGTATATTTATATATAAATAACTATATGAGTGAACAACCCAATATAAAAGAGATAATTAAACAGGAATACATTAAATGTATGACTGATCCTGCTCATTTTATGAAAAAATATTGTCTGATTCAACACCCAACTAGAGGAAGAATACAATTTAATTTATATCCGTTTCAAGAAAAGGTTTTATTTCAATTTCAAAAAAACAATTATAACGTTGTATTAAAATCTAGACAGTTAGGTATATCAACATTAGTAGCTGGTTTTTCTTTATGGTTAATGTTATTTCAAAGAGATAAAAATATACTTTGTATTGCCACAAAACAGGAAACTGCTAAAAACATGGTAACTAAAGTACGATTTATGCACGAGAATTTACCTTCTTGGTTAAAAGGAGCCGAGAAACCCTTGGAGAACAACAAGCTTTTACTTAAATTACCAAATGGTTCTCAAGTTAAAGCAGTATCAGCAGCCGGAGATGCAGGTCGTTCAGAAGCCGTTTCTTTGCTTATAATAGATGAGGCCGCGTTCATTGATAGTATACACGAAATATTCGCTTCTGCTCAACAAACATTAGCAACTGGAGGAGGATGTATAGCATTATCTACTCCAAATGGTACTGGAAATTGGTTTCATCAAACTTGGCAAAAAGCAGAAATAGGAGCTAATTCATTTGTTCCTATTAGACTAAAATGGAATGTACATCCTGAACGAGATCAAGTATGGCGTAATCAACAAGATGCCGATCTAGGACTTAGAATGGCTGCTCAAGAGTGTGATTGTGATTTTAATACCTCTGGAGATATAGTATTTGAATCTGACGTAATACAATGGATTGAAGATAACTTAGTTGAACCACTTGAAAAACGAGGAGTAGATGGAAATCTATGGATATGGGAACAACCAGATTATAATAAATCATATTTAGTAACTGCTGACGTTGCTAGAGGGGATGGAAAAGACTATTCAGCATGCCATGTTTTTGATTTAGAAACATCAACGCAAGTAGCTGAATATAAAGGACAAATAGGGACTCGCGATTTTGGGCATTTGTTAGTAGGATTAGCAGCAGAATATAATGATGCTTTATTAGCAATTGAAAATGCAAATGTTGGTTGGGATACTGTACAAACAGCTATTGATAGAGGATATAAAAATCTATATTACTCTCCTAAAACAGAAGCATACACATCAGACCAATGGGCAAGACGCTCAGAAAATTTAGATAGTTTAGTAGCTGGTTTTACAACATCCGTTAAAACTCGTCCTCTAATGATTGAAAAATTTAGAGAATATACTCATGAAAAAGCATGTGTTATTCGTTCTAAGCGTTTATTAGATGAAATGAAAGTATTTATCTGGAAAAATGGTAAAGCTCAAGCCCAAGAAGGATACAATGATGACTCAGTAATGTCTTTTAGTATGGGACTTTATTTAAGAGATACAGCATTAAGATTTAGAAAATCTAATGTAGAATACGATAGAACAAATTTAATGAATATGACTATGGATAGAGGTATAATAAATCCTATTAATGCTGGTGGGAATCAAATATCTAATCCTTGGAAAATACAAGCAGACCACGGTAGTGAAGACATAACGTGGTTATTAAGATAAAAAAATATTTATAAATATGATAGATACATCCTTATTTGGTAGATTAAAACGATTATTTTCAAACGACGTAATCATTAGAAACGTTGGTGGAAGCCAAATACAAGTTATAGACAGTGACCACATCCAAGCAACAGGAACAGTACAAACAAATATGTACCCTGAAAGATATCAACGTATCTATACAGGAGGTTTAGGTACATATGTTGGTAATGCTCCTCATTCTAACTTTACAGTACTAAGACCTCAATTATATAATGATTATGAAGTAATGGATGGTGATCCAATTGTTGCTTCTGTATTAGATATTGTTGCTGATGAATCTACACTTAAAAATGGCGCTGGTGAAGTACTGGCTATTAAATCATCAGATGAGAATATACAAAGAATATTATATAATCTATTCTATGATGTACTTAATATAGAATTTAACCTTTGGGGTTGGATTCGTTCAATGTGTAAATATGGAGATTTTTATTTACATCTACATATTGCCGAAAAATATGGGGTGTATCAAGTAGTTCCACTTAATGTTTATAATGTAATTAGAGAAGAAGGGTTAGATCCTAAAAAACCATCGTATGTTCAATTCCGAGTTGAACCGAATGCTTCTTACACAGGTATATTAGGTGGGTTAGATAATAAGGATATGGTTTTTGAGAATTATGAAGTAGCTAATTTTAGATTACTTGGAGACTATAATTTCTTACCATACGGAAGATCATACATAGAACCAGCTCGTAAAATATTTAAACAATTAGCATTGATGGAAGATGCGATGTTGATTCACCGTATTTTAAGAGCACCACAACGTAGAGTTTACTATGTGGATACAGGAAACGTCCCACCAAATGAAATCCCAGCATTTATGGAAAAACTTAAAGGACAAACCCAACGTACTCCTATGGTTGATCCAAAAACAGGTGAATATAATTTACGTTATAATATGATGACCGTAAATGAGGATTTTTATGTACCTGTTAGAGGTGGAAATACATCAACTAAGATTGATACTTTACCTGGTTTAGAATATAATGCAATTGATGATGTTGTTTACTTAAGAGATAAAATGTTATCTGCTATGAAAGTGCCAAAAGCATTTTTAGGATATGAGGCAGATGTTGAAGGTAAATCTACATTAGCACAACAAGATATTCGTTTTGCTCGTACAATTGAACGTATTCAACGTATTGTTGTATCTGAGTTAACTAAAATAGCATTAGTTCATTTATATGCCCAAGGGTATACTGATGAGAACTTAACAAACTTTGAATTAGACTTAACTACTCCATCTATTGTATATGATCAAGAGAGAGTAGCATTAATGAAAGAAAAAGTTGATCTAGCTAAACAAATTATAGATGCTAATTTATTCCCAACAGATTACATTTATGATTATTTATTCCATATGAGTGAAGATAAGTATGATGACATGAGAGATTTAGTTGTTGAAGATAAAAAACGTATGTTTAGATTATCTCAAATCGAAAACGAAGGTAATGATCCTACCACAAGTGGCCAATCTTATGGAACACCACATGACCTTGCCTCACTATATGGCACAGGAAGAAATGACATGGGTATACCACCAGCATATGATGAAACTGCTCCGGTTGGAAGACCACAAGAAAAAACATCTATTTATAATACTCAAAAACGTATACTAGGTAAAGATCCACTTGGAAAATCTGTAGATATTTCTCCTGATACTCCAAATGCTCCTACTCCTAAAGGTAGTTCTCCTTTAGCCCTTGAAACAACTAAAGCTATATTTGCTCAAAACAAACAAATGCTTAGTGAAATGTTTACAAAAACCAATGTATTTAGTAAAGAAAAAACTAATTCTTCACTGTTAGATGAATCAAATCTTAAAGATTTATAAACAAATACATATTTATAATCAATAAATTAACAGAGTGAAACTAAAGCATAACAAATTTAAGAATACGGGTATTTTATTTGAACTCCTTACCAGGCAGATCACAGCAGATATCATGTCTAATAAAGATTCAGCGGCTGTTGGTATTATTAAGAAATATTTTTCTAAAGGAGAAATTGGAAAAGAATATAAATTATATCAAGTTTTAACTAAAGCTACTTCTTTAAACGAAACTAAAGCTGAAAGTATTATATCTTCTACTGTTAAATTAGCAGAACGTTTAAATCGTACTGCATTACGTAAGGAAAAATATAATCTTATTAAAGAACTTAAACAATATTATGATTTAGAAGAATTTTTTAAAGCAAAAATTCATAATTATAAGGCATATGCCTCTGTTTATAATTTAATTGAAGCTCAAATATCATTAGAATTTATAGATCCATCATTTATTATTGATAATAAAATAACTTTACTTGAATTCTTAACAAAACAAGATATAGATAAAGATAAAGTTGAAAATCAAGTAATGGTTGAATATGCTTCCCAAGATAAAACTACACGTGCTTTAATTTCTAAAATAATGATTGAGAAATTTAATGAAAAATACTCAAATTTAATACCTGAACAACGTGAAGTATTAAGAGTATATATTAATAAAATTTCTAATACTGTTTCTTTAAAAGAATTTATTAATGAAAACCTAGAAAACATTAAAAATTCACTAGAATTACTACAACATAAAGTAGCAGATCAACGAACTAAAATTAAACTTACAGAATTAGCATCTATAATTAAACCTTTAGATAAAAATGAACAAGTTAAAGATGAGGATATACTAAACATCCTCCAGTTTCATGAATTAATACATGAAATTAAAACTTTATGATACCAAATAGCATTAAAAAAATAATAGACGAAATACTTGACAAAGCCCTATCAGAAGATGGTAGTACTAGTACTACTAGCGCTGGTGGTGAGTATACTGGAAAATATTTTGTTGGTAAAGCAGATATTAGTACATATACTAATGACGGGTTTAAAAAAGTAAAACCTGGTATGCCATCTGATTCTAAAGTATTTGATTATAAGCAATTCCCTTCAACACCAAAACCTAAGTCCACTAAACTTTATAAAGAGGAACAATTAAACGAGATATCCTATCGTCGTTTTAATGAAAATGTTTCTAAAGTAACACCTGAACGTAAAATTACTCGCGCATTAGCTGAAGTAAAAAAACGTGTTAAAGAAATAGAGCAAGTAATTGAATATTCTGCTCGATTAAAAGAAGAAAATACAATAAAAAAAGATACCTTTTGGACATCTAAAGTAGAACAACTTGACAATTTATCTGAAAGACTAAATGAGTTATCTCAGAACGTTAAAAAACTATCAAAATAATGAAAGACGAAGTAAAAAGAAACGTATTAAGTAAAGACCAGCTTAAATCAAAATTAGACGAATTAGGCGATGAAATTAAATATCGTGTAGAAGAAGCTAAAAAATCTGGTAACAGTGTTGGTGGTGCTCATAAAACTGATATAAGTGAGTTAATGAAGGATTATCGTATGATGAAAGAAGCGTATGGTAGAATATTAAATACTGAAAAAGAATCTTTACAACTTGAAGATATTTTGTCTACATTAGCTGAAGAAAAAGAAGAAGATTCTAAAAAATTAAAAGAAAGAGAAGAAATTCAAGCATCTAGAATAGAGTCATTTGGTGAACTTATTGAATTAGTTACCAAAATTAAATCTGCTTTACCTAAAGCCAAAAAAGAAACTGAAAAATATTACAAAACAAATCCAAAATCATATGCTGTAGTATTTCCTACTGACCAAATGAAAAAAGATTTAGAAGATATATTAGAAAAATTAGTAGGAAAAGATGAAACTGTTGACGAAAA